GTGCCGACCCCACGGAATTTCTACGAAATCTCAAATCTAACTAACGAAACACAAAACGCGACACGATTGTCGCATATCCTAAACCAATGACCGCAAAACCAGACAGCGCACGCACCATCTGCAAAGAGGTGGGACTGTCCTTGTCTCAATGGCAGAAAGCAAAAGACGCAGGCGTCGACGTGAAGGACATCGAAGCCATGCGGGCGTTTCGAAAAACCCTCAACACACGGGTCAACCGCAAAAAGAAAACGACATCTGATCCGTTGCCGACGCAATCCGGCACCATGAGTTTTGAGCAGATCGAGGCCGAGCTGCGCCGCCCCGACCTAGATCCGAACACCGCCCGCACGCTCAAACTGCGCATCGAATCACTGCGCGGCATGGTCAAATATCAAGCTGAGATGGGAAAGCTGGTATCGCGTGCCGAGGTCGAAGAACATTTCGTTCGTGCCGCGATGGGCATTCAAGCATTCCTTCGCCGATACGAGCGGGAGATACCTGGCCTGTGCCTTGGCTTAACCCTTTCGCAATCCGTTCCAATCGTGAAGGCTAAGACACGGGAATTGCAGGACATGCTCGCCAACCTCCAAGGCGAGTTTTGGAAAGACCACCCAGACACCGAATCATGATTGAGGTATTTGCCCGCAACCTGAAATCACAATCCGACCTGCACCCGGCGGACTGGTGCGCGGAGCATGTCCACGTTGAGAACTCGGAGCGCGGGGACAAGTTCGACCCGTCACAAACGCGCTGGTGGATCAAGCCGATGGGCTGCTATGCGGATTTTGAGACGCGGCAGATGGTCTGCCTGATGCCGACCGGCACGGGCAAGAGCACGTTTTTCGAGGCCATCAACTGCTGGATTGCAGCGGAGTCGCCGGGATCGACGCTCTACGCCTCGATCACCGACCCGAACGCCGAGCTTTGGGGCGAGACGCGATTCTTGAAAGCTGCGCGGAAATGCAAGCCGCTGGATCACCTATGGCCGAAAAATCAGCGCAACGCCATCCGGCGGGACGCTATCGTCTGGCCGCATATGTTCATGGTTCTCGGTGGGGCGAACATGAGCAACTTCCAAGAAGTCTCGATCACCTACGGATGCGGTGACGAGGCGTGGGAGTGGAAGCACGGCATGGTGCGCGAGTGGAACGCTCGAAGTCACAACCGCGAGAACCGGAAGTTCACCCTCGTCTCCCAAGGCGGCGAGATCGCCAACGAGGACGGGCAAGGAACCACGAGCGAGCTGCACGCCGAGCATGACAAGTGCCGCAAGTGGGATTTCGCGTGGCAATGCCCGGAGTGTTCGCATGTCCAAGCGTTCGCGTTCGAGTCACTGAAATTTCCAGAATCGGGAACCAACCAGGAGCGGGCAGATGCGACCGTCATGGTCTGCGCTGGCTGCCAGCATGAGTTTGCCGATACGATTTCCAACCGCCGGATGCTGCATGACAGCTACAAGGAGAACGATGGCTACATCCTGACAAGCGACAACGGGCAGCGCGGCTATGAAGGATTCCACGCCGACCGGACAGCGGTCTGGTGGCAAGCGTGGGGCGAGGACGTGCTGCGGAAGCTCGCGGCGGATCAGCAAGCCAAGGCCGGTGACTACACCGCGTTAAAGCAGTGGACGCAGAAAGACCGGGCGCGGGGCTGGACAGACAACCTGCAAGCGTCCGAGATCAAGCTGGCGGCCAGCGGCTACACGCGGGCGGACTTCATCGACGGGCAGAAGATCGACGGCGAGGTCGTGAGGTTCTGCACGATAGACGCTGGCGGCGATCATTACTGGCTCAGAATCCGGGCATGGTGCCAAGGCGGCGAGTCAAAAGGACTCTTCGCCGCCTACATCAACACCGTCGAGGAGTGCGAGGAAATCCGCAGCCGCTACGGAGTCGAGCCGCGCCACACCTTCCTCGATGTCGGATTCGATCAAGAGCGCATGGCTGGGATCATCGTCCGGTATGGATGGCAGGGCATGAAGGGCGACGGCAACCGCAAGAGCGGCTGGGATTGGCCGGTGAAGGGCGACCCTACAAAAAAGGAAATCCGGCTTTACTCGAAACGCTGGTATGCACTGAGCAAGGAAAAGAAGCAGGCCGTTTGCTGGCACATCGCCACCGAGCCGATCCAATACATCCTGCACCGGCTGATGTCCGGTGAAGGTGCTGCGTGGATGGTCGAGGACGACGCGCCGCCGAGCTACGGAAAGCACCTCAACGGCGAGCGGATCGAGACGACCCGAGATGCGAAGGGCAAGGAAATCCGCAAGTGGGTTCGCAAGGGCGCGAACCACCTGCGTGACTGCGAAGCGTATCAGGTGGCTGCCGCGCTCATGTTCCGAATCTTCACCCCACCAAAAGACGATGAGTAAAAAGCGCGGAGTCTATCGAAGCAGGCGCACTGAGACGAAGAAGCGGGCGGATGATCGACGGCGCGAATCAGGGATTTACTACGAAGAGGAAAAGAAGGTCTGGGTATCGCTGAAAGGTAAGCAGGTGCCGCCACCGTTGAAAATCAGACCACGCTATCTGACCCCGACCGACATTGACCCAGATACGAAAAAGGAACTGGCGCGAGCGGTGAGCGGATCATCCCTGATGATTGACCGCTACGAGGCATCCAGGATCATCATCGCCGACGCTATCGAGCGCGGACTGGCGAAGGCTGCTGACGATGGGTGCGAGGAGTGAAAAAAAAGTCTTTACAACCTCATAGGCATTGCCTAGTTTCAACGCATGGCCAAGCCGAAAGCATTTGATTCATGGACACCCGAGCAGCAGGATGCTTGGCTGGAGAAAAAGCGTGAGTATCACCGCAAGCATTACGCAGCCAACCGTGAGAAGGTTGCAGAAAAAGGACGCAAGCGTCGCGCAGCCAACCCTGAGAAACTTGCGGAGAAACGCCGCAAGTATTACGCAGCCAACCGTGAGAAGATCGCGGAGAAAGAGCGCAAGCGTCGCGCAGCCAACCCTGAGATCGCGGAAAGGAACCGCAAGTGGCGCGCAGCCAACGCTGAGAAGCTTGCGGAGGAGAAACGCAAGTGGGCAGAAGCCAACCCTGAGAAGATTGCGCAGATAAACCGCAAGTATGCCGCAGCCAACCGTGAGAAGATTGCGGAGTATCAACGCAAGTATCGCGCAGCCAACCCTGAGAAGATTGCGCAGATAAAACGCAAGTATCGCGCAGCCAACGCTGAGAATAATAGGGAGTATTACCGCAAGTGGGCAGCAGCCAACCGTGATAAGATTGCGGAGCAAAGACTCAAGCGTCGCGCAGCCAACCCTGATAAGTTTGCGGAGTATTACCGCAAGCGTCGCGAAGCCAACCGCCAGCAAGCCGCCGCTGACCAGTTCTTCGTAATGGCCGGAGCCGCACAACAGATTTCCGAAGCAATAGGAAAACCAAAACAGAAAACAACATGACAACAACACTGACAAACCAACAGGCACAAATCGACGCATTCATCACTCACTTCCGCCGAGGCGTGGAAGAGTGGATCACCGCAGGGGAAATCCTCGTCCAGATGGTCGAGCAAGACCCCTACGTTTACGACTACATCATCCAGCAATGCCCGCAGATCAACGCTGGCATCCTCGGACGGTTCGAGCAGATGGGGCGCAAGACCTTGCACCCGCAGCTCCTGCTGACCGCATCGCCGGGCTTCGCCAAGCTCCAACGCCTCCCCTACTCGCTGCAAGAGCGATACATCGAGGAGCCAGTGCCGGTGATCGTCCACACCGAGGACGGCACGGACGTTCTGCTGGTCAAAGCCAAGGACATGACCAAAGAGCAGGCCGCGCAGGTCTTCGCCCCTGGACGCATCCGCACCGAGGGCGAGCAGAAAGCGTTCCTCGTGCAGCAGGCATCCCACCGCGCCAGCGACAAGAAGGAATCCGTGGACAGGCCGTGGAAGATTCGTGGCCACCGAGCAATCATCAACGGCGTGGAGTTCACGCGCAAAGAGCTTTACGCGATCCTCAGCCAGATGGAGTGACCCCGCAAAAGTTGACTTTCGCCACCATGCGGTGAATCCTCCCGCATGGCATCGGCTTTCTCTCAAGCACAGGCAGTCTTTCGCGCGATCCGTGGAAACCCCACGTTGATTGAGGCGAAAAAAGCCGAATATCTGGCTGCCGCGACTGCCATCACATCTACGACCGGCGGGATTCAGGTAGAATCTGCCACAGTCAACGGCCAATCATTTTCCGGCAAAGCAACCTCGACACCCGCCGAGCGTTTACAGATCCTCCAACTCGTGATGAGTATGATTGAGCGCGATTCCGCCGGAAGCCGAACCACCAGAGCCGCATTTCTATGATACTCGACCAATACGGAAACGCCGCTAGTTCATCCTTTCTGCGCAGGCCTTCGCGCCACGCCAACCTCGGCGGCGGCGACAGGCCGAGCGAATCACGGAACCTTCGTGACCTGCACAAGATCGTCACGAAATACGACCGCGAGACGCTGCAATCCGCGAGCCGCACGCTGTATCTCAACTCACCGCTGATGGTCGGCGCATCCAACCAGATCGGGATTTACGCGGTAGGCAACGCATGGCTGCCGACCTACAAAGGCAAGGACAAGGAGTTCGGAGATGCTGCGAAATTCTGGCTAAAAGATGAATGGTATCCCATCTGCAACATCGACGGCGACATCGCGGACTTTACATCTGACATGTTCGTTGACTCGGTAAGCATCGACCGCGACGGCGAGGTTTTCGAGTATTCGACGCAGACGAAAAACGGATACCCTCAGATTCAGCAAATCCCCTCGCATCGGATTTCGAGCGGTGAAAAGGATGACGGCATCCAGAAGACCGGCAAATATGCAGGCTACGATCTGTATGACGGCATCGTGTATTTCCCCGGCACATCAATCCCGGTCGCCTATTCGCTTTGCGACGTTGACGGCAAGCACAAGCAGTTCATCGAGAAGAAATTCATCCTCCACGTTTTCGACCGTTACTGGCCGGAGCAACGCCGGGGACTGCCGCTCTTCTGGCACTCCCTCAACAACCTCCGCGACATCATGCAGAGCGAAGAGTGGGAGCGAATGAACCTGCTTTCGATGTCAAGCCTCAACTACACCGTCGAGAACGAGACAGGTGGACCGGACATGGAAGAGCCTGGATACGTTCCGGGCGACTGCGGAAACCTCGCCGTGCAATTCCTGCAAGGCGGGCGCATCATGTATGCCAAGGCCGGAGCAGGTGAGAAGATCACCCAGCATCAAAACTTCCGCCCCGGCAACCCGTGGCATGAATTTTACGACATGCAGGCGCGGCAATGTCTGGTCGGCGCCTGCTTGCCAGCAACGCTCTGGAAACCATCCGGGCAAGGCACAGCGCAGCGCGAAGACATCGGCAAAGCGTGCCGCTTCGTCGAGGATCGCCAAGCCATCCTTGAGAAGGTCGCTAAGTGGAGAGTGCGCAAAGCGATTGCGTGGGCGATGGAAAACAACCGCATCCCGCAATCTGCCGACTGGTTCAACTGGGGATTCACCCGCCCACCGAAGCTCACGATTGACGACGGACGCAGCCTCAAGGAAAAGATGGCTCTTTACGACAAGGGGCTTATCAACGCCACCTCGATCCTCGGCGAGCTGTCGATGGACTTGGATGAAAGCATCGACGAGCGCACCGAAGAGGCAGCGAAAACCATTATCAGCATCCGCGAGAAAAACGCAAAATACGGCGTCGAGATCGACCCGCGCAGCATCCGACTTTTGACAGCCAGCGAACAACCGCAACCAGACGAAACCCTATCCCAACCATGATCACAATCGAAAACAAAGGCGGCAAGGTGAAGCTCAATGAGCAAGTCACCCAGGACAGCATCAAGCGCATGATCGACGAGATCGGCAGACTCTTCGGAGCAAAGGCCGTTGCCGAAGGTGCAGACTTTGGCGAGATCATGAACAGCGCGGAAAACGCCGTTGACGTTCTCGAACTCGAAATCAACAGCCCAGGCGGCAACGTGTTCGATGGTTACACCATCTACCAAGAGATCAAATCTCTGCAAGACCGTGGCGTTGTTGTCAACGCTACGATCACCGGCATGGCCGCCAGCATGGCTAGCGTCATTTGCATGGCCTGTGACAAGGTTTCGATGGTCAAGCATGGTCGCATGATGATTCACGACGCATCGAGCGGCACGCATGGCAACGCGGAATCCCTCCGCAAGACCGCCGAGCTACTCGACGGAATCAGCGACAACATCGCAGAAATCTACGCCGGAAAAACCGGAATGGATAAAGAAGAAATCCGCGCAATGATGAAGCGGGAGACATGGATGAACGCAAAAGAAAGCATCGCCAACGGCTTTGTTGACGAGATCATCGGCGAGCAGGTTGACATTCGCCAAGAAAAAGCTGAATCTTCGCACATGAGCTTCCTCAATCGTCTCACCAATCCATCTTCCGAAGAGTCCATCGAGCGCATCGCTGCTCTTGAAGCTGACCTCAGCGCACAAGCTGCCGAGTTCCAATCAAAGCTCGACGCCGCCGAACTCGCGCTGCAAGAAGCCGCCGAGATTACCGCTGAAAACATCGAGCTGCGCATCAAAGCCGATCTAGTGCCAGCACTAGAAGCGAAGATCGCCGAGATGGAAGAGATCGCAATCATCACCGCCGAGAAGATCGACACAGCCGCCGCGCAAAAGCTGGCGAGCATGGGTCACGGCGAACCTCTTGATCTTGGCACCGTATCAGTCACCAACCAAGAAACCCTCTCCATCCTTGAGGTTTTCAAAGAGCTGAAAGGTGAAGAAGCAACCCGTTTTTACGAAGCAAACCGCAAGGCAATTCTTGCAGAACAGTCTCAAATCAACTCTTAATCAAATACCACTATGGCCTCTACATTCGTTGACAAAATCTACGTCCAAGAAGTTCTCCGCGCATTCACCGCTGGACTTCTTCCTCTCTCTGCCTTCACCCGCAGTTACTCCAATGAAGCTCGCCGCAAAGGTGACGCTATCATCATCCCTCGCGTTTCCGCACTGGACTCCACAACCTTTGCCTATGCGAACAACAGTGGCAGCCCATACGAAACCGAAGCTGGCACCATCGCCGCAATCACAGTCAACCTCGATCAACATCAAGTTGTTGGCGTTGACCTGACCGACATCCAGTATGCCACCTCCGGATCTGCTGACATCGCCAACTTCGCTGCCAACCAAGGCCGCGCACTTGCTCGCAAGTGTATGCAAAACGTGTTCAACGCACTCACCGTGGCATCTTTCGGCAGCCCTGCCGCAACTGCCGTAACCATCGGCGGAACTGGACTGGCTCAAATCCGCGCAGCACGCAAGACTCTCATCGGTCGCCAAGTGCCAATGGATGCAGTCTCGCTCGTTGCGAATCCAGACCTGCACTTCCAACTTGAAAGCGATGCGAACATCACGCAAGCCTTCCAATACGGTGGCAGCGAAGGCATCCGCGAAGCTCGCATTCCGCGCCTTCTTGGCATGGATGTCTATCAGACCAACCTCACCACCATCGGCGCCTCGCTCTCGATCATCGGCTTCCTCGCTCACTCCGACGCGCTGGCAGTCGCAGTTCGCCAGCTCCAGCCGCAGGACGGTGGCGAAAGCTACCTCGCAGTCGAAACCGTGACCGATCCAGAAACCGGACTCGGATTCACCTATCGCCGCCACTTCAACCCCGGCAAAGGTCGCCACTTCGCCAGCGTTGAGTGCCTCTTCGGTATGGCCGCCGCGCTCACCCTCGGAATCGGCCTCATCGCCCGCACAGACTAATTTCTTGGTGTGTTCATGTCCCATCGCCTCACCCTCAAAAGGGGTGGGGCTTTGTGGGCAAGGGGTATCCCCTCCCAAGAAATATGAAAATCAGCCTGTCGGTTATTACCGGAAACTGTGAGAAGGACGTTGAGCGTTTTCTGGATGTATTCCAGCCGCACTTTGACGAGATCGTGATGCTTCGAGCCATCGGCAACCAAGAGCCTGATGGGACGCTTGATATTGCAAAAGCTCGCGGCTGCATCATCAGCGAATATCACAACGCCCGCGACTGGCCGCACGTCGATGACTTCGCAGCAGCCCGCAACGGATCCGCCGCGCTTTGCTCTGGGGACTGGATCGTCTGGGCAGACATGGACGACACCGCCGAAGGGCTGGAGCACCTCCGCACCCTGATTGCCAAGCTGCCGGATGATGTCGGCATCCTAAGCATCCCCTACATCGTCAGTGACCAGGGCGTGATCGGCAACTTCCGCGAGCGTGCTTGGCGGAATAATGGCAACTATTCATGGAAAAACGCGCTCCACGAAAACCTCGTCCAAGTGGGCGGCGAAACCGCTAAGCAATCCCAGTCGAACGATGCTCGGATCATCCACATACCGCGCCCGGATCGGGAATGCTCGAAAGACCGCAACCTGACCATCCTCGAAAGCATCCCGGACGAAGACCGCAC